CTGGGGGCTGCGCGGCGCCCGGAATTCTTTGTCCGGGATCTGTTGACAACTCGCACGACGGGAGTAACGTTGTCCGCATGAACACGACGACGATTCGCAAGGCGCAGGACCTCAAGGGTGGCGACGTGATCGCGATCCGCCGGAGCGGCAGGCGGTACCCGCAGACGCTCGAGGTGTTCGACACGGCGCCGCTGAACGGCCTGCAGACCTGCGTGCGGGTCATCACCCCCAGCGGCGTCGAGTCGATCGCGCTGCTCAACGACGCCGACGTCCGCTGCGAGGGCTGACCGGTGATTGACGCGGCGCTCAACCTCACGAACAAGCTGGATCGGTTCCCGACCGTGACGCTCGCCGGGTTCACCTTCCACGTCGACCGGTACGGGTTCCCGGTCGAGGAGTGCGGCCGGTGCGGCGGCTCGGGTCACTTCTCCTACTGCCAGCGGTTCGGCACGACGTGCTTCGGCTGCGGCGGCTCGGGCGTCGCCTACGCGGCGAAGCTGCCGGCCGTGCAGCAGTCCGAGTGGGCGCAGGCCAACAAGGCGGCTGGCACCACGGTGGGCCACAAGATGCAGCCGGGTGACCGGGTGCGGCGCTGGGGCGCCACGAAGGCCACCAAGGACGAGCCTCGCTACGCGTGGCACGTCGTCGCCTCGGTCGAGCTCGGCGAGCCGTGCGGCTGGTACAAGATCGGCGACGGCGAGCAGACCGCGTGCTCCTGGCGGGCGACGATCACCTTCGAGGACGGCGAGGTGGTCGAGACCGGCGGGGAGAACTGGGTGGCGGACGCGCGGGTCGATCCGGCTCCGTATGTCGAGCGGGCGCAGAAGGCGATGGTCACGAAGCTGCGGCGTCGCCGGTCGGCGGGTGCCCGGTGACCCGGCGGGCGGCGGTCAAGGAGCCGGCCGGGTTCGTGCAGCCGGATCTGTTCGGCGAGTTCGACGCCGAGGCCGAGCGGCGCGCGCAGCTGGACGCGCGGCGCGCGGCGGACCGGGCGCGGTACGGGCGCCGGCCGTTCATCGCGGCCTACGACACGGTCGACGTGCGCGCCGGCGACGAGGTGCTCGGCTGGGAGTGCCCGGCCTGCCACGCGGTCGAGTGGTCGGAGTTCACGCTCGCGCTCAACCACGGCTACGAGCCGGGCCGGTTCGAGGCGTGGCCTGGCCAGTGGGCCGGCGACGCGTGGGGCGTCGAGTGCCACAGGACGATGAAGCGTGGCTACCGGGAGGAGCACCGGATGCCGGGGCTGCCGCACCTCGAGGACCGGCAGCACGGTATCGGCGTGACGATCCCGCACGGCGAGTGAATCAACGGTAACGTTGTCAACGAGGCAAGGACAGGAGGCTGTGGTGGCGAAGCGTGGCTGGCGGGCGGTTGCTCGGGTGCGGTTCCGCTGGGAGAACGGCGTGCACGGCACCGAGGCGTTCTTCTCGCTGGACGAGGCTGAGTCGTGCGTGGCGAAGCTGCGGCGCCGGTCGGAGCAGAACGGCATGGACGTGGAGATCGAGCTCGAGCGGATCGAGCCGAAGTGATGGAGGCTGTTGTGGTGAAGAAGAGCGAGCCGGTGATCACGGTCGGCGACCTGGTCGACACCGGCGAGGTGGCGGACCTGCTCGGGATCGCGCCGGAGTCGGTGACCCGGTATCGGGCGCGGGGCGGGTTCCCGGAGCCGTTGCGGCACTTCGGTGGGTCGCCGGTGTGGACGCGGGCGCAGATCGCGGCGTTCATCGAGTCGCGTCCTGGGCGGGGTGCTGGTGGCGGGCGTCCGCGCAAGGAGCCGGCACCGGTCGACACGGCGGCGGCGCCGGCCAAGGCTGCGCGGAAGCGGAGCGCGTGATGGGGCTGCGGTACAGGCGTCGGGTGCGGGTCGGCAAGTCGTCCTGGTTGAACCTGTCCGGGTCGGGCGCGTCGGTGTCGAAGCGGAAGGGCCGGGTCACGGTCAACTCGCGCGGCGGCGGCTCGATCCGCATCGCGCGCGGGCTGTCGTTCCGGTGGGGACGGCGGTGACGTGATGGGACTGTTCCTCGCTGCGCTGCTGGCGGTGTGGCTGCTGATCTGCGCGGTCTGGAAGGGCGGCGCGTGGTTCTGGGTCGGGTTCGTCGTGCTCGCCGGCTACATCGTGCTGCGGCTCGCTGTGGGTCGCGCGCGGATGCGGCGGCTGCCGTGAGCGCGCGGGAGCGTGCCGAGGCGCAGCTGGTGCCGACTGGTGTCGTGACCGCGTGCTGCGGGTCGCACCTGCCGGTGGGCTGCTGCGACCCGGAGGACTGCGGGCCGTGCTGCGCCGAGTGCCCGACCTGCCCGACCGTGGGCCGGGACCGGATCATCCGTGTGGTCACGGCCGAGTACGACGCGACCGGCTGCCCGCGCTGCGCGGTGTCGTCGCTGGCGTTGAAGCCGGCCGTACCGGACCTGGTGCTCCGCCACGTCTGCGGCGGGCAGCTGGTGCAGTTCGTGCCGCGCTCGGGCGCGCGGGTCGCTGTCGGGTGAGCGGCGACACGCCGGTCTGCCCGCGTTGACCATGATTCGTGGTCGGCGTGACAAACGCGTGATAGGTTGATCAGCAGTAGCACAACTGTGCCCGAAGCCCGACCCTCGCGGGGGTCGGGCTTCTTGCTGTCGAAGGAGGCGGCACGGTGGACGATGCCGCGCGGGAAGCGTTGAAGGCCGACCTCGAGGCGGCGTGCGCCGCGCGGGATAAGCGTCGCTCCGAGCTCGCTGTGTCCCTGGTCGCGATCGACTCGCTGACCCAGCGCATCGACGTGCTGCTGCTGAGACTGGCCGGTCATCCGGCCTGACGCGGCGTGGGGGAGTTCGGTTGTCCCCGGCGGGGCTCATGGCCTCGCAGATCCCAGGTTCGAATCCTGGCGCCGCTACTGGTGGGGCGCGGTCGACTGAGCCGCTGTGACCCGGGGGCTGCCTCCCTCTCGCGGACCTGCTGACCGGCCGGCGCCCGCGTCCCACCATCTGAGTCGGCTCGACCACGGATCGAAGGGGGAATACCCGCGATGACTGCTGCCGTAACTCCACAGCCGGCGTCGATCGGTCTGACCCGGTCGCACTCGCTGCTCGCGCTGCTGATCGCGTTGTTCACCCGTGGGCCGTACGCGCACGCGTTCATCGCGACCGGGCGGCGGACGTCCGAGGGCGGCATCGAGATCATCGAGGCTGCCAGCAAGGGCGCCCGGTACTGGGATGCGCGGAAGTACCGCAAGGTGCTGTGGCTCGAGGTGCTGACGGCCGGGATGAGCATGGCCGAGCGTGAGGCTGCGGTCGCGTGGGCGGTCGCGCATCTCGGCACCCCGTACAACTGGGTGGACGACTTCCTGATCGGCTGGCGCTGCATCTTCCATTTCGCGCTGCCGTTCTCCAAGCGGCGGATCGCGTCGGACAAGACGTTGATGTGCAGCCAGTTGGACGTGGCTGCGCTGCGGGCCGGCGGTCGTGACGTCGACCCGGGCGAGCCGGACGGCGGGATCTGCCCGAACGACCTGTGGCGGATCGCGAAGCGTTGGGCGGCTGCGGCATGACCGCGCCGGGGGACCGCGTCGGCAAGCCGTGCTCGGCGCCGGGCTGCAGCGCGGTGGCGGTGCTGTCGTGGCAGCGGTCGTCGTCGCCGGCGGAGGCGCAGGCGCACATCGATTTCCTGCAGGCGGGGCAGCGGGCGCTGGTCGAAGCGCGGGCCGGCATGCTCGACCTGCAGGTCGCGGAGTTGACGTCGATGCGGGATCGGCTGGTCGCCGAGGGCCGGTTGACGCCGGGCGCGCAGGGCGTGCTCGAGCAGCAGATCGCGTCGAAGCAGACGGCACGCGACAACGTTGTGGCGCCGGTCGTGTTCGCGGCCGGTGACGTGACGGTCGCGGTGTTCGGCTGCGACACGCATTCGGTCGGGCCCGACCGGGCCTGCTGGCTGCACCAGGCCGACTGTTTCGTGTCGTCGGCGACGTGCTCGTGTGTCGAGCCGGCTGTGCCGGCCGCGTCGGCGGTGCCGGCGCCGGTGGTCGAGCCGGGTCCGCCGGTCAGCCTGCTGGGTGGGCCTGCGGTGCGTGGGCCGCGTCGACCGGCACCTCATGCAGCTGGTCCTGGCGCTGGCCATGCGGGTGCGGGTCCGGCGGTGCCGGTGTGAGCAAGGCCGACGACGCTGGCAAGGCTGCCCAGGCGCTCGAGCTCCGCAAGGCCGGCGTCTCGTACGCGGTGATCGCGGAGCGGGTCGGCTACGGCAGCGATGAGGCGGCGCGGGCTGCGGTGCTGCCGCTGCTCGCCGAGGCCGTCGCGGACGAGTCGCGGGAAGCGGTCGCGCTCGAGCAGCTGCGGCTGGACGGCATGTTGGTCGGTTTGTATGCGAAGGCTCGCGCTGGGGACACCCGGTCGATCGAGCAGTCGCTGCGGATCATGGAGCGTAAGCGTCTGCTTGCGCTCTCCGGGGGCGAAGAGGGCAACGATGGGGACGAGGCGTACCCGACCGGCTGAGGTCGTGGGGAACATCAATCCGGCGATCGCCGACCTGGCGGTGCCGGTCGATGATGTGCTGCCGTACCCGGGTAACGCTCGGGTCCACAAGATGCCGACGATCGTGGCGTCGCTGAAAGCGAACGGGCAATACAAGCCGATCGTCGCGCAGCGGTCGACGCGGTTCGTGCTGGCCGGCAACGGCACCCACAAGGGTGTGCGGGAGCTCGGCTGGTCGCACGTCGCGGTGTCGTGGGTCGACTGTGACGAGCAGACCGCGCTGCGGATCCTCGCGGTCGACAACAAGGCGTCTGATGATGCCGGCTACGACGATGAGGCGTTGGCCGCGTTGCTCGCCTCGATCGAGGACCTCGCCGGTTCGGGCTGGTCGCAGTCGGAGGTGGACGCGCTGCTCGCGGCGCAGCTGCCGCGTCCGGCGTTGACCGACCCGGACGACGCGCCGGACGTGCCGGCCGAGAGCCACACGGTGTCCCGCAAGGGCGACGTGTGGGAGCTCGGTCCGCACCGGCTGCTGTGCGGCGACTCGACCGACCTCGAGGCCGTGCAGGGCATGCTCGGCGACGAGCGGTGCGACGCGATGTGGACCGATCCGCCGTACGGTGTCGACTATGTCGGCGGCACGGGCCTGACGATCCAGAACGACGGCGCCGAGGGGCTGCCCAGCTTGCTTGCTGGCGCGTTCGGCGTCGCTGCCCGCGTGCTGATGCCCGGGGCGGCTGTCTACGTCGCACACGCCGACACGGCGCGCGTCACGTTCGAGTGTGCGCTGCTCGAGGCCGGGTTCCTCGTCCGGCAGAACCTGGTGTGGGTGAAGAACTCGCTCGTGCTCGGCCGGTCGGACTACCACTGGCGGCACGAGCCGATCCTCGAAGCGTCGACCCGGCCGATCTGGCATTGCACCAAGGACGGCCGGACCGAACCGTGCGGCGCGTGCAAGGCGTGCCAGGACGACGCGCGGGCGCTCCTGTTCGCAGCGTGGGGTCACCTCGAGTCGAGCGACGACCACGAGCCGCTGCTGTACGGGTTCGCCGGCGGCGCGAAGGGCCGGCTCGGGCGCGGCGGGCCGCGCTGGCACGGCGACAACAAGCAGACCACGGTGTTCGAGGTGCCGAAGCCACCCCGCAACGCAGACCACCCGACGATGAAGCCGGTTGCGCTGATCACGGCGCAGCTGTCCAACAGCGTCGGCGCCGGCGCGCTGGTGCTGGACCTGTTCGGCGGGTCGGGCAGCACGCTGATCGCGTGCCACACGCTGGGCATGGTCGCCCGGCTGGTCGAGCTCGACCAGCGCTATGCGGACGTGATCTGCCGGCGCTACCAGGAGCACACCGGTGTCGTCCCGAAGCGGGACGGTGTCGAGGTCGACTTCACGGCGGCGGTGCCGGCATGAGCGGCGCCGAGGAGGTGCCGGTCTGCGGCCAGTGCAACGAGCAGCATGTGACGCGGCACGGCAAGCCGGCCTGCGTGCGGCACTGCTCGGGCGGGCAGCGGCCGGAGATTCGTGGCCGGCGCTGCACCAACGGCAAGCTGCCCGGCCAGGACGTGTGCCGCATGCATGGCGGCGCATCCCAGCAAGCGAAGCAGGCGGCGGAGGTGCGGAAGGTGCGCGACGAGGTCGCCCGGCTCGCGTCGCGGCTCACCGACCCGGTCGCCGGCGAGGACCAGGACCCCGGCGAGATCGTCGCCGAGCAGATCCGGTTCCAGTACCGGCTCGTCGCGTGGCTGCGGCTGCGGGTGGAGAAGCTCGACCCGAAGCTGCTGCTGTGGGGCAAGACGAAGGAGAAGATCGGCGGCGAGGATGGCGGTCTGACCTTCGAGGCCAAGCCTCACGCGTGGTGGGTCATGTACCGGGAAGCGTCGCGCGACCTCGAGAGGCTGTGCCTGGACGCGATCAAGGCCGGCCTGGAAGAGCGGCGTGTGCAGCTGGCCGAGCGTGAGGCCGACAGGTGGGTGCGGTTCCTCGACGGTCTGCTGACCGACCTCGGGCTCGACCCGGACAGCCCGGCAACGGCCGAGGTGGTGGAGCGGCACCTGCGCGCGGCATAGGGGGCGGCGTAGGAGGCAATCATGGGCGCACCGTTCGGTGCGGTCGCGGAACGGTACCGGGCGCGTGCTCATCCTTCGGACGAGTCGTGGGCGGAAACCCCCGGGACGCTGGCGAAGGCGATCTATCCGAAGACGATCCAGACGCCGGCGCTGAGCCTGATTGACCAGGTCATCATGGACGCGTTCGCGACGCCGGACTCGCGCACGATCATTTCGATGCCTCCGCAGGAGGGGAAGTCGGAGCGGGTCACCAAGACCGGCACGCTGTGGGGGCTCAAGCACCACCCGTCGTGGCGGTTCGCGATCGTGTCCTACGCGCAGCCGCTGGCTGAGGGGTTCTCCCGCGATATCCGTAACTGGATCGTCAGCAACGACGGCACCGAGGGCTCGCTCGACCTGGGGTTGCGGATCGCGCGCGACAACGGTGCGGCGCGGCGCTGGTCGCTGGCCGGCAAGGGCCGGCGCGGCGGTGTCGTCGCGGTCGGGCTCGAGGGCGGTCTGACCGGCCGGCCTGTCGACGCGTTGATGATCGATGACCCGTTCAAGGACGCGGAACAGGCCGACTCGCTGTACTACCGGGAGCGGGCGCACAACTGGTGGCGCGGCGTCGGTGCGACTCGTCTCGCTCCGGGCGCGCCGGTCGTGCTGATCATGACCCGCTGGCACGAGGACGACCTCGCGGGCCGGTTGCAGGCCGGCGAGGACGGGTCCCGCTGGCGGGTGGTGAACATTCCGGCGCTGGCCGACCACGACCCGGAGAAGGGGCAGATGGATCCGCTCGGCCGGGAGCCGGGCGTGTGGATGGAGTCTGCGCGAACTGACGAGCGCACGGGGCTGCAGCGCACGGTCGAGCAGTGGGAGTCGATCCGGCTGCAGTCCGGCACGCGGGCGTTCACGGCGATGTACCAGGGCCGGCCGTCGCCGGAGTCGGGCAACGTGTGGCGCCGGCAGTGGTGGCGCCGCTACGAGACGCTGCTGTGGCGGGTGGACGAGGCCGGCGCCTACCACGTCGACTGCGACGAGATGATCCTGTCCTGGGACATGGCGTTCAAGGACACCAAGTCCTCGGACTGGGTGGTCGGGATGGTCCTCGCCCGCAAGGGCGCGGAGGTGTTCGTCCTCGACGTGGTCCGTAAGCGGCTGTCGTTCACCGACACGCTCGTCGCGTTCGAGGCGCAGGTGCGGGCGTGGCCGCAGGCCGTGGCGAAGATCGTTGAAGAGAAGGCCAACGGTGCGGCGGTCATCGACTCGCTGCGGAAGAAGATCCCGGGGCTGATCCCGGAGAATCCGACCGAGTCGAAGTTCTCGCGCGCGACGGCGGTGTCGCCGTTCGTGGAGGCCGGCAACGTGCTTCTCCCTTCGCGGGAGGTGGCGCTGTTCGACGTCGAGGCGCTGATCGATGAGGCGGCGGCGTTCCCCAACGGCACCCACGACGACCAGGTCGACGCGCTGTCGCAAGGCCTTAAGCGGCTGCTGCTCGTCATGGGCTCCGGTGCGGCGTTCTTGCAGGCGATGAAGGAGCGGCTCGCGGCCGAGGGTCGCGAGGTGCCGAGCTCGGCACGGAATTGGCGAGAGCGCGCTGCGGCGGCTCGTGAGCAGCGGAAGGGCGGCACTGGTGGCGAAGCGTAAGCGGTCCGGGATGCGTCCGCCGGCGGTGCCGTCGTCGCGGGCGCAGCAGGTCGAGGTCACGAAGGAGCAGACCTCGGTGGTCGCTGTCCGCACGCCTCAGCTGGTCGACGCGGCGATGGCCGCGCAGGGCATGGACAACGTCGCGGACTTCGGTCCCGGCCGGCCCATGTCGCCGGCGCAGGGCTATTCGCAGGACCCGCGTGTCATCGACTACCCGGTCGGCGTCAACATCTCGACGGCCGAGCGTGGCGCGTGGGGCCGCATGTCGTTCGACACGCTGAACGCGATTGTCGATGCCTACGACGTGGCGCGCATGTGCATCAACCACAAGGCTGACGAGCTCCGGTCGATGGAGCCGCTGTTCCTGCCGAAGGACGGCAAGGCTGGCCAGTCGGGGCTGGTGGACGAGGCGATCGAGGCTGCCCGCGTGGCGCTCGAGTTCCCCGACCGGGAGCGTCCCTACGACGAGTGGGTTTCCTGGCTGATGGAGAACGCGCTGCGCTACGACGCGGTGCCGCTCTACCACCGTCGCACGATGGGCGGCGACGTCATCGGGCTCGAGGTGCTCGCGGGCGACACCATCGCTCCGTTGATCGACCAGCACGGTCGTCGTCCTCGTCCGCCGGCGCCGGCGTTCTACCAGCGGATCAAGGGCCTGCCGTGGAATTTCTACACCTCGCAGGACATCACCTATCGGCGGTTCCGGCCGCAGGGCGACCCGTACGGGCTGCCTCCGATGGAGTCGATGCTGCTGACGGCGAACACCGACATTCGGTTCCAGTGGCATTTCCTGCAGATGTTCACGGACGGCTCGGTGCCGGCTGGGTTCATCGAGCTCCCCGAGGGCATCTCGAGCCCGGACCAGGTGGCGGAGTGGCAGGACTACTGGGACGCGATGATGCTCGGCGACCAGGCGAAGCTGCACCAGCTGATCGCGGTGCCGAACGGGACGAAGATCCAGACGGGCCGGCCGGACTCCTTCGATGAGGCGTTCCCGGAGTACCTGATGTCGCGCACCTGCGCGGCGTTCGGCGTCACCCCGCAGGACCTCGGGCTGGTCAAGGACGTGAACCGGGCCAACGGTGAGACGCAGACCGATATCCAGTTCCGCGTGAACACGCTGCCGTGGGTGAACTGGATCAACGGCATCCTGACCCGCTACTTGCAGCGGTCGCTCGGGCTGCCGGTGAAGGTGCAGCTGGACACCGGCCGCGACAAGGAGGACCGGAAGGCCGAGGCGGAAGCCTGGAAGCTCTACGTCGATATGGGCGCGGCGTCGCCGGACGAGGCGCGGCAGGAATTGCTGGGTCTGCCGATCGACAACGACCGGCCGGTGCCTCGCTTCGTCATGACCTCGCGTCAGGGGCCGGTGCCGCTCGTCAGCCTGCTGCGTATCGCGGGCCCGATCGACCCGGAGACGGCGGCGCCGCTGGACAGTGTGCCGCTCGATTCGACTCCGTTCTCGGGCGTGCCGGGTGTGTCGCCGGACAAGCTGCCGGGCAATCCGCAGTTCAAGCGGGCGCCGATCGACCCGGACGAGCCTCGGTTCCCGCAGTTGGAGAAGCCGGTCCCCGGCACCGACGTCGTCGCACCCGCTGCTGGCGGCGCGCCGGCGGCGCCGGTGCAGAAGGACGCGACGGCCGGCGTCACCTCGGCTTCGGGCATCGAAGGTTCGCCGATGGCGGCGGTCGTGGAGACCAAGCCGGCGGAGGAGTACGAGCAGGTCGTCAAGGCTGCCGAGCTCGCCTCCTACCAGCGGTTCGTGAAGGCTCGCCGGAAGGCGGGCCGGTGGCGTGACTTCTCGTTCACCACGGTGGACGAGGTGACCGCGCACCGGCTCAACGACCGGGGCCGCGCCGAGGTCCGCAAGGCCGAGGGGCAGTTCGTTGCTGCCGGGCTGGTCGTGCAGGCGCTCGACACCGGTCGGGTGCTGATGCTGCAGCGCGCCAACGATCCCGACGACGATGCGGCCGGCATGTGGGAGTTCCCCGGCGGTCACATCGAGGACGGCGAGAGCCCGCTCGACGGGGCTGTCCGCGAGTGGGGCGAAGAGACCGGCATGGTGCTGCCCGAAGGCAGCCAGGCCGGCGGGTGGGTGTCGGCGAACGGCATCTATCGGGGCTTCGTGTGGCGGGTGCCGGCTGAGTCGGCGCTCGACCTGCAGTCGCGGGGCGCGGTGTCCAACCCGGACGACCCGGACGGCGACGCCATCGAGGCGCTCGCCTGGTGGGACCCGACGCTGCTCGAGGACAATCCGGCGGTGCGTCGCGAGCTCGCGGCGTCGCTGCCGGCCGTGCTCGACGCGGTGAAGCTCGAGCACGTCGCGAAGGGTGATGCCGACCCAAAAGGCTGACCTGGCGGGACGGGGCGGCGAAGGTTCCGCAGCATGCGTTCGACCTGGCGATCACCGACCACTATCGGCCGGCGGTCGAGGCGGCGCTGCGGGACGCGTTCCCCGTGTCGCTGCTCGAGGCGGCGGTCGAGCGGGCAGCGTCGGTCGTGGCGAAGGCTGCGGCTGACCCGGCCGAGCAGATCCTGCGGGACGCTGCTCGGGCTGCGCTGGGCAACCCGGATATGGGGTCGCTCGAGCAGGTGCTGCGGCAGGTGTTCGCGGACGCTTACGGCGCCGGCGGGCACGCTGCCACGCAGCAGCTGCCCAACACGATCAGCGTGTCCTCCCTCGAGGGCGTGTCGGCGGTGGACTGGTCGACGTGGAAGCCGGGCGACCCGGCTGCTGCGGGGCTGCTGTCCAACGGTGGGCTGCAGTCGCTGCTCAACGCTGCCGGCGTCACCGTCAAGGGCATCGGTGAGTCTCTCGTCGGCGAGCTCGGTAACGCGATCGCGGCGGGTGTCGCTGCCGGTGAGTCGACGGATCGGGTCGCTCGCGGCCTGGTCGGCATCGTCGGTTCGCGGTCGCGGGCGGAGATGATCGCGCACACCGAGACGGCGCGCGCGGTCACGGCAGCGACGCTGAACACGTACGCGGTCAACGGCGTGCAGCAGTGGTCGTGGGTGCTGTCGTCCGGTGCCTGCCCGGCGTGTGAGAAGCAGGCGTCTCTCGGGCCGTTCACGGTGAAGGACGAGGCGCCTCCGCTGCATCCGCGCTGCCGTTGTGCGGCGTCGCCGGTGGTCGAGTCGATCGTCGGTGCGCCGGCTGGCTCGGGCGGGTCGCTGCTCGGCAACGTTGCGGGCGCGTTCCAGTCCGCTGTCGATGAAGCGGCGGCAGCGACGGGCGGCGCTGACGCGGCGGCTGCCGGCGTGGCGGACCTGTCTGCTGCTTCGGATGCCGACCTGGCGGCGCTGCTGTCTGACGCTGCCGCTCAGGGCGACGACGCGGCGATGGAGCGTGTGCTCGGCGAGCTCGACCGGCGCGACCAGGTCGCGGCGGAGGAGCGTGCTGCTGCTGAGAAGAAGGCGGCGTCACAAGCCAAGCGGGACGCGAAGGCGCAGGCGCTCGAGGCCGACCGGAACGCTCAACTCGACGCGGCGATCGCTCGCGGTGAGGACCCGGAGGTGGCGTACGCCGAAATCTGGGGCAAGGACCTGGAGCGGGTCCGCATCCAGTCGGCGATGCAGAAGCTGCGGGCTGCCGGCTACACCGGCCGCAACTACGAGGAACTGTGCATGTCGCAGTTCAAGGAGTACGCGGACCGGGCCTACCTCGACGCGGAGAAGGCGTGCCGGGGCCGGCTGGTGTCGCGTGCGGCGGAGAAGGCCGGGGTTAACCCTCGGACGCTGTTCACGGGGCAGGACGTCCGGGCGCGCAAGTACGCGTCGGAGGAACTGCTCGGGTACTGGCAGCAGTACGGTCGCCTCACGTTGCACGACTTCATGGCGGCGAACCTCGGCCAATCCGGCACTCAAGCGGCAAGGGCGTACTACCTGTGAGCAGTCAGCGGTCGCTGGACCTGGCCGGGCGCATGGGCGCCCGGGCAGGGCAGTCGTTCCTGGACACAGGTGTGTGGCCGCGCTGCCCGTTCCGGGGCGACGCGGTCGCCGATCTGGCGGCTGCCTGGTCGCGGGCGGTGTTCGAGGTCGTCGGTCCTGCCCGCGCTGCGGCAGCGGCTGCTACGGGCTCGCGGCTGCCCGATGCCTGAGCGCGCCGGCCGGTAACCCGAGCGCGGCGGT